CTCAAAGTTTAAGGTTGCCCCACTTTCTATAGTTTGTGCAGCACTTAGTGTTAGGTTGCCATTTCCACTTGTTGCGCTTCTAGCTGTAACAGTTGGTGCGGCGGAAGAAGCGTCTATACCTATACCACTAACAGTGCTATTATTTGTTAGTATACCCTTTACCTCTGTGACCGGTACTGTCGTGCTACTATTAACAGCTGCTGTTGTAGTAGTTGTCACCGTGGTCAACTCAATAGCTAAATCCGTAAACTTAACGTCATAATTATAAAAGTTATTTACCTGGCCTTCACCGTTGGCGTATATCGTTATTGAATCGTCAGCTAACCCTGCTAACTGTGGACTACTAAATACGATATTACCCAACTGCGCCGTTACCAGTCCTTTGCTTATTGTTGGTTTTTGACCTTTAGTATCTTTAAATGGAGCTTTATTTTTTACAATTATCTGTTCGTTTTCAGTGCCCTCAAACATGGTCACACTATCTTCGTAATCAGACACTGTAGCTCCACTTGTAACGTTTGTTCCTTTTACAATCATGCCCTCTTGAATATTTTCAATATTATTAATTGGCCACTGTTTATATCTTTTATGATAAAAATATAGATTTGTATCAGCACTCACGCTAATAGCACTAGAAGCGGTAAATTGATTTGACGCTAGCCCACCACCACTAATAGCCGAAACAGTAATTATACTAGAAAAATCTAAACCATCACTACTTGTAAGTCTAACCCTATCACCAATAACAAGACCGATATCCTCGATTGTAGTCGCCATAGTAACTGTTACAGAACTAGATGTGGCTGTGCTGCCATGTGTTTTAGTTGTTATATCTAAAGTAGAATATTCGCTTTCTCCTGGTAGTAACTCTGGGGAGGAGCCAACTGTAAAAGTGTTGTAAGATATTATATCACCCGCACTAGGTTGTTTTAGTATTTTGTAAGCTTTGGATGCGGTAGTAACGACCGATTTTACGGTAAAGCTAGCTTTTGTTAACCCCCTTCCCCTTGGGATAGTTATAGTTTCATTTACATGTCCGGTTCCAGTGCTTTCAATAGTACCATTTAATGAGTGCTTACCTATTGTTAGTTCTACATCTGTATATTGATATATCACCTTCTGCATCATTAAAGAATTAGATCCCACAGAAGAATTTAGATCCATACTACCGTCAGCAAATCTCACCTCCTTATACGTAGTGTGTTTAGTCCCAGGTCTTGCATGTAAATAAATATCATACTGATCATCAGAACCCGTTACGCTTGGAAATTGTATATTGCCATTATAAATTCTACCTACTACAACATCATCTAGAGACGTTTGTGTGGCTTGGAAAGTATTTGTGTAAAAATTATAATAATAACCAGTTGTAGTATCTTTTATTTTTAAAATAAACTCAGCACCGCTATCAGCTATAATAGAAAAAGCTCTGTTTTCACCCGCTTCCTGTATATCGGATAAATCCAAATTAAATTTTTTTATAATTTTATCCATTTTATTATTTTATTTATTTACTACTTTCGGTTATTTCAGAACTAACTGAGAATAATTCAGCTTCTATATTAGAGTTGTTTTTAAATCTAGCGCTAGCGTAATAACCAGATAAACCATTCATATTAATAACTTGATTTTTAACAAACATAGCGTAATCGCTTTCTGATGGTAATGTCCCGCTGTCATCTACTGTTATAATATTGCCATTCACACCCGTAATCACTCCAGCCTTTTGTAATTGATCAGATTCTAGCCGTATAAAACCAAATGTTCCACCCGTCACAGCTTTTTGAATAGAAGCTTTCATTGTGCCTGAATTAGTGTCTCTAGCAAATAAATCTGGTTTCGCAGCAACACTAGCAACAAAAAATTTCGTTACTCTAGCGTCCCCATTCGTGTCTACATCGTTCTCATCAACTCTAATAGTGCTACCCAAACCACCGCTGCTACTAAATCCTAAACTACCCGTGCCGTTGTAATCACTAACTTCTAAAGTAGCAAAATAAGTTTCACCAACAACTAGGTGTTCTGTTGTTAAATTATTAAAGAAATTAATCCCCGAGGGAACATTAATATCAGTTAAACCATTCCAAACTACAGTGTCATCAGCGGCAATTACAAAGCCTTGGTCAGATCCCATGCTTGTATTTCCTATCAAATTATAATAATCTATATTGTAACCAGATGAAAACACGTTCATGTCTAATATACTATCTTCTAATACTTGTGATGGTTGTTCGTAATAAATAATATCTCCAACCTGGAGAGAAGCGTTTAAATCTCCATTTATAGTTATATCATTGCTATCTACACCTTGAACCATCCCCAGGCCTTGAATATCAAACGACCCAAAGTCAGTATCAGAACCAATCGCTGATTCAACTCCTTTTATATAGTTGAACCATTTACCTTCTTTTTCTATAAATTCAGATAAACTACCTTTTTCTTTATTTGTCTCAATATTACTAACGAACCAACCGTCTGTTGGAGTAGAATTAAATAGGTTAGAACCAATCGCGTGAATACTTTCTTCTTGGAGTTGCGTTGTTATAACATCTCCAACTTCAAAGTCCCCTGGCTCAGTACCTGTGTTATACCGCCCGTGTCCTTTTGTTGGGCCTCCAGAAGTTGAAGCAGGAAATAACGAGTTACTAGAAGTGTTATCCCAGATTTTCACTAACCCCGCGCGTATAAGTATACTATTACGGTATTGCTTTACTTCAACAGTTGTAGTATGCCAATTTGAATTATCTAATAACGCGTCCATATCCGACACTTCAAAGAAGAAATATTTACCATCAATAGACGAGCCATCAGCGTGTTCTATTCCTGTTACCTCTACTCTTTTGATACCTTCAACTCTAGATTGACTACCTTCATAATCTAAAGTGTGATATGATTTTATACTACTAGGCATGTCGTTTAACAACACATCCACATGTGATTCTGTAAAACTATCATAAAAAGTATTTCTATCTACACCCTCGTCATGGTGTTTATAAAGCTTACCATCTTTCAATGTAAAATAATCATTTGCACAACTAATGGCATTGTCAGGCACAAAAGATTTAAAACTAACCCAACCTCTTATGTCTTCTTTAAACGAAACTGTAGTGCCCGTGGTTGGTAGCGTTAAGTTGTATTCATCTTTTTTATCATCATAACTACCAATTAATAAATCGTTATTTTTAAGATTATCTTTAAAGTAATCTTTCATGCCAGCATCGGATATAGGTGTCAACCCATCTTTTGATAATCTCATTACAGCGCCTCTAACTTTATCTGTAAAATAAGCTCTATAAGATTCAGACGCAAACGACTCTGGATTGCTTGATATACCATACTCACCTACAAAAGGTCTAGATTGCCCTAAAACTCTATTTGTAGCAGTCAACTGAGGACTACCGTCTGCTTCAAAAACAGCGTCTTTATCTGCTAGTATTTGTACTACTTTATCTTCACATAACGCTATTAAATCAGAATCTCTAGAGTGTAGTTTTTGAATACTACCATATACAGGGTTTAGATCTTTAGTTATTTTTTCTGCGGCTATAAATTGGTTTAAATTATTAATACCGCCAATACTGTTGTAAAGCCCGGAGTATATTAATCCACTTTTTCTACGATCTAATCTATAATCCTCTTCATCTTCTAATGTTGTAGATACTCTAGCCCCATTGTCAATAAATGGTAAATTAAAAGTATCTCTAATCCTATTTGATTCTACACCGTTACCAAAAGAAAAGCAATTGTGCCAATTTAGAGTGTATTTTTTATTGTATAGTTCTTCACCTATAAAAAACTTAGTAGCATTAGCATCAGAACCCTCCCAACCAGTCACTACAACATTTACAGAGCTACCGTCGGGTTTCGCAATGCGCAGGGTAGATTGCTCGACTATATAAGGCGCTCCGACGAACGGATCTGGTAGTTCTATTTTCGACCCAAGTATCATGTACCAACCGCTCTGAGCGTTTGCACTCATTGGTTCGTTATATGGGATAAAGCCAACACTAGCAACTAATGTTCCTTCTGAAATACTAGCGGAATTCCCAGTGTGGGTCACAGTTGAGCCAATGGGGATTGCTAAATGCTTAGTGTCATCTTCTAATTTAACAGGATTTAAGCCACTAGCCTCGTAATATACATCTAAAGGTGTATTTTCTTTTGGCTCTGTTTCCCATATTGCTGGATTGTCAGGCAGAACGCTATCCGCTTCAACCTCTTCTAAAAACTCAATACTATAACCAAGCGCGTATAGACCTGGGTTTGTTAAACCGTATGTAGGAGCATTTTGCTCATTTATTCTATTAGCAGAAAATTGACTATAACCATTCATTTTTGCTTGCTTAAATACCATTGACTGACTAACCGTTGGTGCAGTAGCAAATATTAAATGGGTGCTTTGCAGTAACTTAGAATATCCTGTTAAATGAATATTATACTTAGTAGCGGTTTGTTTTTCGATTTTCCATATTGCTAGATACTCTTTGTTGCTCGTGCCATCGTATGTAGTACCACCATCGCTATGGCTAACCAATATCATTCCTTCTTTTATTGGCCAAGAGCCTCTAGTGGGATCAATTCCAATTGGACTTGCAACAGAAACAATAAGGTTTCCGTGAGTATTAGTGGGTGCAAAAGCACTATGATCTATCGTTATTTCTAAACCACCAGTTATAGGGCCCGCAGTCCCTGTTGGCACCCAGTTCATTTGCCCATCGTTGTTTGGGTTTTTAACTCTTAAATCCCAATTTCTGGTGAAGTTTGGAGATAGTTGAGCAATTTGTAAATTCCAACTATAGCCACTAGACCAAGGGTAAACGCCACTAACATGTCCTTGTGTTTCATCAGTAGGGTTACCATCATTAAACCTAAGCAGTTGACTATCCACTTTGGACTGCACCGTATATACTGTTTGTTCTGGGTCATCTCTAAATCTAAACTTTTTACTCGAATTAAATTGACCAACTAAACTCTTTGTAGCGTCGTCTTGGTAATATGAATTACCACCATCATACCCAACGTTGAAAAAATTATCAATAGACTGTTCATTTGAAGTTGATACGTCATCGTGGTATATACCGCCAATAGCAATGCTCAATGTGGCTTGGGGTGAGCCCGCTGCATAGTTCGATATACCACTTTTATTTCCATTTGATTGGCTGACATAGCCCCAATGTAAACTATTATAGTTAGTGCTTCTAGATCCAAAGTATTTATGAGCGTCAATAAACCAAACTTCTTCTTCGTCTGGATCTTGATTTGGATATTTATCTGCCTGTTTTAAGTTGGTGTATTGTCTATAGTGCGGATTATTGTTCCAAGCACCGTCCCAGTAATTTGCCCCTCCACAAGTGTAGTCTAGAAACTCATTTTTCCAATGATCACCTAATCCAAAACGATATTGCCCAATAGGCTGTGGATTACCATTATCATCATTATGCTCCACAGAGCTAGGTGGGTATTTGTAGTTTCTAAAAAAAGGCGCTAATCTGCCAAAAGTATTTGACGCACCGTTGGTATTAGTGCTTTCATACATATTAGCTACCTCGCCTATAGCAGCGTTATTACCTAGTCCAGTTATAGCGGCTGAGTGGATGGCATTGTGATTAGTAAAGGGACTTAGGTAATATAATTTTTTACTAACAACAACCTTGTAGTCGGTGGCGCTTTGATTGGTGCTCACATTACTTTTAAAGATACTGTCTTGTACTATTTTAACAAAAAATCTACCATCAAATTCTGGTGAGTTTTCTTTTTTGTATTTATATACCCTCACTATCGTGTTATCTAATATTTCGGTACCATCATTAATAAAATCAACGTCATCACCAAGTTGCTTGTCTAGTTTTATAATATAAACAGGGTTGCTAGTCGTTTGATGTCTCCAATTGGTATCAATTTTACTTATTCTATATCGCTGAGAAATAGAGGACGATGTTAAGTTGGTAAACTCTACGTAATGTACGCTACCGTCATCAACTAAATCCAAATTTGATCCACTACTGTTTCTAAAAGGCTCGTATTTTAGTTTAAATTCTTTAACACCTGGAATCGGCGTACCCGCAAGAGTGCTACCAAATAAATCTGTAGAACTAGCACTTTCAACGTGCATGTTTTCAGCTATTACGGTTTTTTTAGTTTTAATAAAGTCGGGCGCTTCGTTTTCTATAGCTATAACTTTATATCTAGCCGGATCTCCAACTAAACTGCTAGAATCAATACCTTTTTTCAATATTAGATAAGAGTCTATATCAATCTTATTTACATCAGACGAAGGAAAAGACACCCAAACATGCCCATCTTCTGCTTTCCAAAATCTATCCATCGCCATGTTATAATATTCTCCAGAAGTCTCTTTAACAAAAAATTTAAAGAACTTAGCGTCTTTCATAAAATCGTTATTGTTTAAAACAACACTTATTTTATTTGCTTTGTCGGCTAGTTCTTTACTGGCTCTTTTAGCGTCAGATGTATTTTGAACTTGACCAGCAACAACAGGTGTTTCTCTACCATACTGATCAACAAACGTTATGCCAACCTGATAATCTCTAGACGATTTAATAGACGGTTTTACCTTACTACCAACTGTCTCGCTTTCAAAATCAACAGTAATATTTGACTCATACTCATTATCGCTGTTGTCTAGTAAGTCATAGCCCTGCTCGTAGTTAGCGTATACAATTCTACTACCTGTCACGTCCTGAGCTAAAGCTTTTTTAGGCACGTTATCCCAAGGCCTCAATAATTGGTTAGATGGAACGGCTCTATTAACAGCTTCTGACGTCACACTGTACATACTGTTCCAGTTTGCTTGCTTTATAGAGTCTAAAACATAAACATTTGGCGATTTTTCTTCTTTATATAAAACGTCTATAAGCGTAACGCCATCTGGAACAATATTAGTCCCAGGGTACACGTTAACGCTATTAAGTCTATTAGTCATTCCAACGTTGTGACCTTTAATAGGGTCATAATCAAATGAGCCTGGTAAAAATGCCACTGAAGTAAAGGGAGAAAAAGCAGAGTACTCACCGTCTTGATATTTGTATCTTGTAGCGAATCTAGGGAACTTAAACTCATAAAGCTTGTCACCTGTTTCTTGTTTGTCAATAGCATACTTTAGTTCTGTATCACCATCTTGAACTATAGGTGGGATGCCTTCTATATCTAGTACCTCAAACCTAACTCTAGCATTTGTAGCATCTAGATTTTCTATAGAAACAGAATCAATATTACCTACAAAACCTATACTAGTACTACTGTTTGTGAAAAAGAAGTTTTCAGCAAATTGGTTCCAATTATGTACAGTAGCTCCTACATTTATGTCTGTTGTGATATCAAAAACATGGGTTCCATTAGTGGTCATATTACCAGTCTTCCACGCGTAGTTCCAACCGCCATTATTTGTTTGGGAAGATACAATATAAAGCCGTAGCTGACCTTCTGTAACTCCAGATAATTCAACTGTAACTCTGTATGTCTTTGGCGTGCCGCCATCATCCCAGTTAGGCTGGTTGTTGCTAGCATCTCTAATATACTTAAAAACTTTCCAACTAGTAGTGCTGGATGTAGGAAAGTTCCACTCTACTCTATTAAGAGCGCTATTATATGTAATACCGGCAGCAGACCCACCAGAAGCGTCGAACCTCTCAGGCCAAGTTCCAGTAGCATCGGGCGTGATAAAATCACCATTTATAGCCTCTTCACTTCTACTGTCAGTAAACCTATTTTCATTACTATTATTAAATTTTTCAGCTACTCTAGCTTTTATAGTGTAATTTGTTATTGGTAACGTTGGGGCTTGATCATCTATAAACTCCTTAAACAAGACAGTGTCACCATCATTCCACTCTAAAGTAAAATCACTTTCACCGTTTATATCAGTTTCTATTTCAGTTTGAAAACTATCACCAATCCTTAATCCAGAAAAATCATACCTAGTTTGAACTTGATTGGCGCTAAAATTAAATGATGATTCATTATTGGCATTACCCCCAGTAAATGGCCCTGTGATACGCATTACGCCAGTATAAGTTTTATCCTCGTCCCTTTCTGATATTAATTCTATTTTAGGTGCTGATAAAGGCGCTTGCTTAATAACAGTAATATGCTTTTCTTCTATAGGTGTAGAAACGCTAGTCTTTTCGTTAATAAAATCTGTGTGAGTTAGGCCACCGGAATTGGTACCATTGATTGATCTTGGAATATTGATCTTTTTTGGCTCGGAATAATTGTCTGTCCAAAATAACATACCGTCAATTATATTAACGCCAGTTATATAATAAGTGGGGTCGTTAGTCCTGCCATTTTTAAAGTTTAACACATCACCACTTGTGTCAACTAATACTGGACTTATGCTATTGTCTTTTACATTATGTTGAATTATAACATCGCCTTTGTAAGAAGATTGGCCATTAACAATAAAATAATATAAAGTATCGTTTTTTTCGTCCGCTACAGAACCAACACAGTAAGCATCATTTTCAATAAAATCTTGCCCTGAAACTAAAGAGTTACCTAATATATTTTGAACGGTACCAACCTCAGAGCCTTCTGACGTTGACACTTGTACGTTCATCGCGTCTCTATATTCACCGTTTGGAACAAGCCTCTCGTCAAGATCCTTGTTCATCTTACCAGCGGTAAACTGGTGTTTTATCTCAGGCATATACTAGTGTTTTATTTGCTTAGATTTACCTCTAAGTATTTGAGTTAATTCTTCTAATTTAATATTAGATAATCTTAATTTTGCTTGCCTTACAGCTGCAAATTTTTCTTTTTTAAATCTTGGCGCTAATTGTTGGTGGATTGGCAAAGAAGATGTAGATAGTATAGAGTGCGCTATAAATTTATACATTGCTTCTTCTGCAAATTTATGAACCTGCATTTCAGCATCAGTACCAAGGCTGTCACTTATATAATCTAAGATCACAGTTTTTCCTGAAATATTAGAGCTAAAGTGTATTTTTCCTGACATGTTATCTATATAAAAAGATCCATTAGCTTGGGCATGTTGAGGGTCTAATCCAAATCTTGATCCTTCAGCCGGCCAGTAAGTATCATCCTCGTAATCATCATTATTATTTTCAGATGGTGTTGTTGATTTGTAATTTGCCCAGGTCGTAGTATCTTTATCCGGATCTACAAATGTTATTTCACCAGCCGTTACCGCTGTCGTATCGAGCACAGAACTAGAGACGATAATGGTTGTTCCGTCAATATTAACCACCGTTGTTCCAACTGTAAAATGATCATGAGAAACTAACATACCAACTTTTATATCTGCTATGTCAGCGGCGGCGCTGGCTGTTATTTTATCAAGGGGATAACCCGAGGCATTCCAAGTTAAGTTTTCAACTATATAGGAAGATTTTTGTGGTAATATTAAAGACCCATCTTCAGCTGTAAAAGTTAAAGTTGCATTTGTTAAGCTTTCCGTTGGAAAAAAATCAGTACTAGTATCGTTGTCATTGTCTATAGTTATAATCGTAATACCGCCCAAGTTTGATGTAGCAGTAACAACGGCCCCACTTGGTACATAAGGACCAGTCACCGCCATACCAACTAATATGTCTTTATATTCATCATCTAAAGTAATACTACTTGACGAGTCGCTCAACGTTCCAACCGCTTGTAATACAAAATCACCCACAGAATCTTGCAATGGGGCCGAAGATGGATTTGAAGTTTTACTTGTAGGATATAATAAGTGTTTAATACCAGCAGAGTCCACCCAACTAATTTTAGTATAGTTTACGTAGTCTTGTGGCAACGTCATTTGTAATGTAGCGGGAACTGTGATTTCTTGTGCTTTTACAGATTTTAAAGTGTCAAAAGATAATTCTTGTAAAGCTCTTTGAGCGTGAAAAGCGATATCAGCTCTTTTTATTTTTGATATTATTTTGTTCTCACCAACATAAGCAATTTCAAATTGAGTTATAATATCGTCTAAAGAAGTAAATTGATAACCACCAAATGTATTCGATTCATAATATTGTCTCTGCGTAGTACCGTCTAATAATCCCATTTATTTATTGTTTTTCTTGTTGAATTTGAGCGCCTTGAAGTCCAGCCGCAACCTGTGTTAATTGTGGTTTTTCTATAGCAACACCAGCTAGCGCTAGTATTCTATATACCAGTTCTATTTCCTCTGAGCCATGTAGTTCAAAGTCAACAGCACTAGTTGCATTATATAACGGTTTATCATTTACAACTACATAAGACCAGTTTGGTTTTAATGGTTTTTGTATATAACTAATAAGAACACGATCTGTAAATATATACTCTTGATTATCAGCATCCCAAACTGCATCTTCTGGGTTAGGGTATACTTTTAGCGCTTGAGGATTTGTAGAGCCCTTGTATCTCGTGTATACTGGTCTTTTTTTAGACCAAGTGGCTAAAGGCGCTGTGCCATATTTATTTAATTCATTAAGTTGTACTTCTTCAGCTACTACAAAAACACTATTAGCAACGTAATCAACTCTTACCATCTCTAATCTATACAGATTATCAATCTCCGACATCATAACATTTCCAAGACCACCTTCCACCCTAACGTTTTGATCGTATCTTTCAAAAATACTAATTTTCTCTTCAATATTGGTAACCACATCCGAGTGGCCAGTGTTATTACCAGGTAATCTTATAAATTGATTAATATCGTAAAAATATTGCTCAAAGATTTCCATCTGAGCATGGTCGGCAAATAAGTTAAACTCCTGAGGAGTTATATACCCTCTTTGTTCTTTGTTGGCTAATGCCAAAACTTTTTGATATACTCTATCTATACTTACCATAATTTCTTTTTGTTTGTATTTGCAATCGCCCCGTAGAGCGACTGCATCTACAAGTGATTATTATTTTAATCGTTTTTCAATATTGGAGTAAATCTCCATTCCTTCGTCAGTTTTAAACCAAGCAGCTAAAGCTGAGTAAGGGTGTTCGTCAAAAGGAACATTCATTAGTTTTCTATCATTAGATCCCCATGAAAAAGTTCTTTGATCTTGAGATAACTTAATTATCCCCATTTCCGTTGCTTTAATACCAAAGTTTCTTAAAACAACGTTTTCATCATTTACTAAATCTAAGAATAATCTAGGATTTCTTTTAGCATATAGTAACAAATCTCTTTTAAGCTCTTTAGAACTCATCTCTGATACTTTAGAACCAACCTCAACACGCATAACTGCCTCAGCCATATCTATATCTATAGATTGAGCAGCGTTTAATGCCGCTATTTCGGTTTCTAAATCACCAATCTCATCTATAGCCTCAGCTTCTTTATTGACTTCTTCAAAAAGCCTATCTTTTAAAGGATGATATAAGGATAATAACTGTTGTAGTGTTACTTTGTTTTTAGGTACAAATAAACTACCATTTCTAAAAACAATATGTTCTAGCCTCTGCTCTCCTTTCATCTCATCTACAAATACAGTTCTCTGATTGGACGTGTATTTTAACTCTCTTTCATAACCCGCCTCTTTGTCAAAATAGTAAATACCAGACGTTTTGATCGAATAACTTAATGGTGCTCTATCGTTTTTTAAAACATAGAGTCTATCTTTTATTTCCCAAGTATTTTTTTTTGGTTGTGGAACGTCCATAACTGGAGTTTTAATCTTTGGTTGTTTTACAACCGGTGGAGTTGTTTCCACCTCTGTATTGTCTACAGTTAATGTTTGATCAACGCTTTTTTCATTTTTAGTAAAAGCATCTTGCATTTTGTTAAAAATGCCTTTGTTTTCTTTTTTTGCCATAATATAATATATAATAAAATTAATAAAAATAAAGGGACTGGGAAATTAATCCCAGTCTCTTTAAAATAATTGTGCTTAGTTCATTAACATGAAATTGTTTGCACCTTGAACCACTAAGCATCTTTCAGATAAATAGTGTACTTCCATTGCATCTAGATCAGATGTTACAGCTCCAACCGCTCCTGTTACCCAAGTTTTCATTTTTCTTGATTCAGTTTGCGAAGCTCTATATCTAACATGTAAGAATGGACGTTTTAGGTTTTTACCTAAAGTTTGATCGTATACAGACGATACACCCGCTGGAATTATAGCCCCACGAATATTACTAACAGTATCAATCATACCACCTCTAGCAGCTGCATCGTTTAGATATTTCCAGTCAGACTTATAGAAGTCATAAGAACCTCTTCTGAAACCAGAGAAACCTAAGTTTAAAGCCATGTCTTCAGAGTTATTGAATACTCCGTAAGAAGTACCACCAGCCCCATAAGAATTCATAGAAGCTAACATGTCATCCATTGCTAAAGCAGTTGATCTATCAACAAACATCATGTTCTCCTCAATAGCGCCGTTTTTATCAAACTCAGCTAAGATAGCGTCAAATTCTGCTAAATCAGTAGCAGCATTAACACCAGTAACACCAGAAGTTTGATTACCTCTTGCTTCGATAGCAGCGAATAAACCTTCAGTACCAGTCATTGTACCACCAGTAGCTGAATCAGTATTAGTAACCGTAACAGTTGCTGATACAGACTCAAGCATTGCCATTTCTAAATAATCAGTAAATCTAGCTCTAGTATCACCTTCGGCTTTTAAGTACCATAAGTATCCATTCTGACCGTCTTCACCAGAAACTTCAACCCAACCAATTGCAGACGCATCAGATCCAGAGATCTCATACTTGTCTTTTAATATGATTGGTTTGTTGCTATAAGATTTGAACGTTGGCGCGTTAGCCCCGTCTCTTCCTGTAACACCTTTAACGTACTCAGAACCGTAAACTAATACACTAACGTTAGTTGTACTAGCAACACCAGCACCAGCGATATTCGCGTGAGTATAAGGTAATACTGCAATAGTATCAGCAGCCACGTCATTAACGAAAGCTCTAATAGTTGCATTAGCGTCTGAGATTAATACCATGTCACCTTTACGTATACCGTGTGTAGATACAGATGCAGAACCATCAGTTTCGTTAACAATAGTAATTGTATTAGTTGATACAGTACAATTTTTGTAATGTAAATGTAATCTACCTTGCTCAGACCAAACAACTTGGTCAGAGGCCATAGCTTCTTCAGCTCCAACTTGTGATAAGAAACCTGAGATAGTTCTGTTTCCAAAAATCTCTGCTTCTTTTTCCATCAAGTCTGGTAGGTATTGTTGCGACCAGTCATTCCCTGAGGAACCGTCAGCAAAGTCAATATATGCAGACGCAAGCGTCTGTTTTCTTGGCGATGGTGTCAATGCACCCGCCGTTACTCCTGTAATTGCCATTTTGTAATAATTTTAAATTTTTATTTATTTTTGTTTTTAATTTTAAACTTAAAATCAGAAGAATCTTCTCCTAGCACTTTGAACTTCAAACCACCTGCTTCAATCTTTCCATGAGCTTGTCTTGGATTCATATTAACATTTTTGGCCTTAGCAACACTATCTTTCATAGCATCAGCTTTTCCTTGTTCATAAAAGTGTTTTGCAACAGCGTCCGCATTCATCGCCGTGTATAGAGATTTGTGATAACCCTTAGCGTCTGTTAAAGCAGAATTCTTATCCAAAAACTTTTTGGTGAAATTACTTATATCGCTCTGGGTATTTTTAACCTCTTCGGCGTTGTTTACATTAAACCTGTATTTTTTATCACCGACGTTATATTCAAAACCTTTGAACTTGTCGTTGAAAACATTATTTGTTTTCTGTGTAAAAATGTCAGAGTTTGTTTTAACTGTTTTTTTAGTTGCTTCTGACTCCTTGTTGTATCTATTAAAGAAATCAACTGCTTTCTGCTGCTCACCCGTGAGCTTTGAACCAGCTTTAATTTCTTCATAGTATTTGGACTTTTGCCCGTCCAGATGGGCTCTAGCGCTGGCAACTTGCTCTTTTAGCGCTAATTTCTTTCTTCGTATATCTCTATCTTCATCAACTTCTTCGTCATAAGAGAACGAATCTTCCATAAGGAAGTTAATTTCTTCGTTATTTAAATGAGGTTTTGTTTGCTTGTAGTATTCGTATAATAGATTTTGATCATCTAATTTTGAATAATCTTGGTTAAGCTTTACATAGTCATTTAAATCTCCACCAGTTTCTTCCATAAAGTCCATTAACTTTTGGATATTCTCTGGTAATGGTTTACCGGTTTCTAAGTTTTCTTTAATAGCTTCTTCTGCTTCAGTAGCCATTTCTTCAACTTGCTCTTCAACTTCTTCTTCAGTAATTTCTTCTAATACTGGAGTTTCTTGTGTTTCAGCTTCCGGTTGTACTTCTTCTTGTTCTTGTGTGGGCTCGGCGTTTTCAGACCCTGCAACCACTCCGCTGTCGTCAGCGTTATCTTCTTTAGTTTCATTTTTCTCTTCTTTTGGTGTTGGTGGTTTGTTTAAATCTACTTTTATAACACTATCGTCACCAGCAGATTCAAATTTACTTTCATCAACTTGTTCAGTTGTTTCTTGGGTAGTCTCTTCAACTACTTGTTCATCTTTTTCTTCCATAATATAATATAATAATAATTAATAAATTTTAACTAGGGTCAAACGCGCCTAAATCAAATCCCCCGCCTAAGGTATCATTACCTGCGGATTCAAAGTTTTTAGGTGGTTTTCCACTATTTCTTTGTTCAATCATTTCTGATTGTTGTGTTGCTTGAATTTTTGTTCTCTCGTCTTTTCTATCTTCCTTTTGCTTTTCTCTATCTTTCATTCCATCAACTTCAACTCCTTTTAATTGCATGTTGTATTGGAATTCTAGGGCCATTAACTCTTTCTTCATGGCAACTTCTTGTTGCATTTTCTGAGCGTCAATTTGCGCTTTCATTTGCTCAAGTTGAGCCTTATTTTGTGTTAATGCTTGTTCTTTTTGAACTTCAGTCTGGGCAGCCGCTTGAGCTGCTTGAGCGTTAGATTGGGCTTGCGCTTGGATATTTTCTAATTGCAACTGTCTGTCTCTTTCTTGTTTCTTAGCTCTTCTTATCTTTAACAATTGGTTTGCTAGTTTAACATTTTTTATATCCCTAACATCAATAGCATCTTCAAGTTCTATGCTTTGTTGTTGCAGCGCCATTTGTATATTGTTTTCTAACATCATTTTTTCTTCTTCATCTGGCATTAAATCTATAAATATACCAAAGTCATATAAATGCAGATCTTGCATTTCTTCTAATGTAGCTACATTATGCACGCCTATCGCTTGAATAAAAGCGTCTTTAGTTGGAGAATACTCTATAATGTCCGAAACTCTAAGTGATAAACACTCTGCTGTTTCAGCAGTTAAATATAAACCAGCCTGCAGTATATGTCTAGTTGCTGTATTAGAATTAGCAGCAGCTAATTTTTGCACCCCCACTAAAGCATTTTTATCTGGCATACTACCGTCTCTAGCTTCGTTAAGTCCGGTTACGTCTCTTATCATTTGTAAGTAGTAATTATAATTACCTATAAGAGCTTGCATTTTGTTACCGCCAGATCCAGATGTTATTTCTTGAATAGGTACTTTACCAGGATTCATGTCGCCTTCACTTGTGAATGATCTACCTATAACACTACCAGTTTGAAAGAACATGTTTAATGCTTCTTGTGGATTGTAGTTAGTTCCATTACCCAAATCAACTTCTGCCAAACCATCTGCGTCTAAATAAACACCATCTGGCACCATTCTAGCCATTACTTGTTGTAATTTCAAATGAGTTAACTGTATCATATCAGCAAAACCAGTTATACGTTTCACTAATGAATCTATTTTTCCATTATACATTCTTGGCGCTACAATAGCATAGTTCATTTTTACTTTAGTAAAGTCACTTTTAGGACGCATCATATTAGATGCCATTTCCCATCTAAGTAGTTTGTCAGTGCCTAAAATCATAGCGCCGTCATATAGACACTCTACAGATCGCAGCATTCTACTATATCCACCCTCTTTTTCTTGTGGTGGATTAAACGTGTCGTCTTTAGGTATAATTTTATCAGCACCTGTTCCAGTTTCTTTCACTTTATACACTTCGTTCATGTACGATTTCCAGTTGAAATATAAAACTTGAATAGTATTATTGTCCTCCTTATCATAGGCATGTATAGAGTTGTAATTAGATCTGTTGTTGGGTTTGTTTTTCATTATATCCTCAAGATCAACTTCTGTTAAATGAGGAAATTGTTTTGCTAATTCATTTACAGGGATAGTTTTAACCTCACCAACATAATATATATCGTCAAAATAAGGTGACTCAGTGTAAGAATAGACCAAGTTGGCTGGATCTACATAATCTATAACAACACCCTCAGAGGTATTAAACGAGGTTTTAACAGCACCTATACCCAACACCGTTAGATCATAATAAAACTGCTTTTTAATTAATTCGTATTTATTACCTTCCATTAAAACATTTAAAGCTTGTTCTTCTGCTAATTCTACAGCCTGCTTGTAAGTTAACTGCATGTGTAATTCTAACTCTTCTTTTGTTTCAGGCAAAGTATCCTCATCATTCTCAGCTATAGATATTCCAAAGGCCTCTTTAGAAAATTCATTTAACTCTCTTGTTCTCATATCTGAAAGTATGGACTCCATATATTTTGTTCGCTTGGCAACACCATGTGGGTCTTGCGAGAACGCTTTTATGTCATAAGTTCTTTCAGCAATACCGTTCACAACTATATCCACAAATTTAGATATAATAGGTACTGGTTTCCAGTCTAAATTTAAATAGGACAAATCACCGTTTATAGATAATTCATCCTTGTATTTTTGAATTGATTGCTCGCCACGAGCGTACAACCTTAAACTATGAAAATTGTTTTGATTAGATTTATATCTATTAAGACTTCTATCATTATTAAACCACTCTTGCTCTATTGCTTTACCAACCTTTAAACCATAATCGTAGCTCAGCTTTTCAGCGTCACTTACAGTTTGATTTGGAAAATAACTATTGCCAGACTCTGCCATATATTTATTTTATTATTTGTGAATTAGTCCCAGTATTACTATACTTGGAAATGTTTATATTTAATTTAGGTTTTTCAACCTTAGCGTTTGGCGCATATAAATGCCTATTATTTGCCATAATAGCCAAACCAGAACTTATAGACGCATCATACTTCGTTCTTTTGTTTATATCGAACCTACTCCAATCATTTAACAAAGCATTGAAATACAAGTCTCCAAAAGTTCCATCTTGTTTCACGCCTACGTGATCTTGAATATACATCTCGATTGCTGCCGCGTGAGCTTGTTTTATATCCTCACTAGAGTTTGGTATTCCACCAACTTCTTTCTCCGCTACAGATAATTTATTCCATATTTTATCAGGTCGATTCATAGAAAAACCTCTATACCCTCTTCTTCTTAAATAGTATAATAATCTAGGTTTATTATTCTCCGCGAGTATTGGCATTCCATAAAACACTAACGCCATTAAAACATCTTCAAAGAATATTTCAGCCGTAGGTGGTCTTGATAAGTATTCTAAAAAGAAGCTATTCGCAGGAGCGTCCTCCATACTAAACCTGGTTAAGCCGTGTAGTGCTCCTTTAGATCCTTCTCCATCTACGGTTCCCGATATATCATAAGAGTCACAACCAAATGCCCCCATGTGTTCATTACCAGGATATTTTATACCATTTTTTAAAACCACTCTATTTTGTATGCTAGAAGGTGGAACCCAACTAACTTTAAATCTACCCTTTGGATCTGGATAGAATATCACTTGTGAATCTTTAATTCCATTGACCCATTGAAAATTACCTTGAGTAACTCCTAGGGTTCTAGACATTTCTTCGTTGTAATCTATCTGCTCGTATATCTTAACTAAGTTAAATATACTACCTTTTGATTCATCCCTAAACGCGTGCTCTGTAGTTCTTGGGAACTGTCTGTAGAATTCGTTTAAAGCATCTTGATCTCCTTTTAAGCCATCTACTTCATTTTGCCAACTATCTACTACTCCTATATCTATTAGTTCACCGTCTGGGGCAAACACATCTGTGTCAGGAGTAGTGAATACTGGAACTCCGTGCTCGTCAATAAATCCTTCGTAGTTCCACTCCATTGGGATAAACAAAGAGTATAAACCAGACTTTGTCTGACCATTTCTATTTCTTTTAGTGACGTCTGATGCATTGTATAGTTTTTTGAAGTTATCTCCACCTTTATCTAGGGCGTTGGAAGTTGACCCCATCATACACTTACCTATAATCCTACTACCTAATCTAAGACATGTTTTTGTAACACGCCAGTTGTTTAATATATTATCTGGTCTTTCCCATTTACCACTTTCATCATGTACTAATAATGCTAATTTTTCACCATCATAACTATTGTCACCTGTATTCTTCCAATCAATAGTAGTGTCTAACCCTTCAATTTCCTCCATGCCATCTGTAGCTGACATTTTCTTTCTTGTAAATTTACTAGCAGGCACTCTATAAGCAAGTTCGGATTTAGGACGATCCATACCATCTTGGACAGGTTTAAAAAAGAATGGATAGTTAATCGATATAGGAACAACTTTGTCTGTGAACATTTTTTTCGCATCTGAACCTGTTTTAGATAGTATCCCATATCTACTATCACTCGATATAGTGGCCAAATTAACTGTTTCTGCAGATGACATGAACGAAAACCCTGATCTTCTGTTCTTTAGATAACACATACCGTAACATCTTTTGTCTGCTTTACAAGCCTCCCAGAATATAAAGAACAATCTATTTGCGTCCCTAAAGTCTGGAGCTCCAACATCTATCTTGCTCCATTGCAAGTACATATAATGAGTTCCTACTATATAAGTTGGTTTACCATTGTTCATAAACCAAAACCCTTCGTCTCTTCTTTTAAACTCCTCGTCTATATAATCGTACCACTGATCTTTTTTCTCTTCAGGATAGTTTCTCCAATCAAATATATTCTTTAAACGAGATAATTCTTTAGGTTGTTCAAATTTTACCCATTTGTTTTTGGGGTGCACGTACACTCCTTTTGGTTCCAACGGCAAGCCAATTCGCAAACCTTGGATTTCAATGACTTCACCAATTTTTCCCGTCTTTGAGATAACAACAATATCATGTTCTTTATTATATCCATATTTCCATTTTTTACCTTTGTTAAGACGACTAATAGTCGTTTTTTTAATTGGTTCTATTATTTTAAATAAATCTTGCTCGTACATCACTTAGATCTTCCCTCTGCAAATCCTCTAAAAACTGTTTCCTTTTTCTCTTCAGGTTCCTTGCCTTCAAGCAAGTTCTCTTCTTCTTGGATTCTGTTAAGTATTTCAAATGCATCAAATATAGCTAGCTTTTTAGTAGCCGCAGCATTCTTTAATCTATCAGCTGATATATCGTCGTCAGAATCTACAATAGGCTCTTTAGCGACCTTAATCAGTTCTTCCACTGCTCTCTGCCCAGCTTGGATTATATTCTTCTTCGTCTCCTTGATATTCATATTTGATTGTAATAAAATTAGATAAAACTCTATATAGTCTTTCACCGTCAACTATAAATTCATATTGACTACTTGGTCTAAAACCAACTAAGTCATTTACTTCTACTGTACCGTCTGAATATTTAACAATACCTTGTAGAGGTTTTTCAGATTCAATATTAAATTGATCTATTGCTTTTAAAGGTTTTACAAAACAATAACCTTTTGGAGCTGTCCACTTATCTTTTCTTTTGTATAAAAATATTTGATCGTGGCTTATAAAATAAGTAGACTCATTAAAATAGCTTCTACTATTTTTCTCTATACCTTTTACATTGTGCCATCTTCTAAAAACATTGTGATGCACTATAACTGTGTCTCCAGCTTGTATTTCCGTATGTCCCGCTATAGGCGTAGATATAACAGTTGCCTCTCTATTTACATATTGATGATTAAAAATTTCAGTATTAAGTATTAATTCTGAATCACCAACTTTTGTAGTATTATTATATCTTTCTCCTTTTGGCGTTACAACAAAGTTGTGAACGCTTTTCATTAGTACTCAAGATTATATTCTACAGACACCGCCATGTTTTTATTAAAGTCTTTCCAAGGTAAAACGTCTTTATTCTTTTTAATATATATAGAATACTTTTCATCTTCTTCTAATATATCACAGATAGTATGACCACCATACACTTCTTGCCCCACGGCATAGTGCATAGCGTCATTTTTATAGTCCTTACCTACAGAAATCTTACGAATTAGCTTCGCCATCTTCTTTGTAGTTTATAGTGCCATCGTTAATATTAATATCAACAGTGCCATATTCTTTTTCAAGTTCTGTTTGTAGTGAATGTAACACTTCTTGACTAGCAGAAACTTGGTGCATTAAAGCGTGTTTTTTTGTTTCTATAGTGCCTATTTCAGAATGTGCCCTGTTTATAATACCTACAGTTTCTTGAATTCTTTTCAACTGCTCATCACTAACCTTTTCAGGTTTAGCGCTTTTAAGTTCTTTAATTTTAGAGTTTGTACCCTTTGTTTTTGTTGTTGCCATTTTTATTTAATTTAAGTTAATTTAATTTATTTTATTTTTCGAAATGCAGTGTTATTCTAATTGGATGGACATTGTACAGGCTTTTATCATTAACCTGTGTATTTAATAGTTCCGCAGTCATTGTAAAGTTCGCGTCGTCATCACCAATAGTTCTAATTGTTCCATATTTAACGTCATCTTGATCGTCAATAACATCACCCACAGCAAAGTGTAATCTAGCGTCAACACCATCATACGTTATATCTGCTTGAGAGGTGCTATTAGTACCATCTGTTATTATGCCAGATTGAAAATCAATTGCTCCACCTGCTAAACCAGCTATGTAGTATTTGTCCAAGCCAACATTACTACCGCTACTTGGTTCTGGAACTAAAACTAGTTCACAAGAAGATATTGTTGATTGATATGCTGTTCTTATACCTACAATATCAGAAGTTGCACTAGGTACTACACCTATAATATCTGTTCTGCTAAAAGTTGTTATCTCTCCGTTTGCAGTACCAAGTGAAGTTGGCGATGTATCTGGAACTGGTCCTTTAGCAAATAATAAATCTATGCCAGCAGGTTGCACGGTTGCTCCTGCGTCTCCTTTTGATCTCATAGAGATAGTAGCACCTAATAGTTTAGCTGTTCCTCTTGGTATCTCAAATGAAGTCCAATCAAAAACAATATCACCGTTTACAAAAGCAGCGTGTTGTGCTGATGCTTTAACGGTAGGTTTTATTTCTGGTGAATTAAAGTAGTTTGATTTCATCTAAGTTAATTTAATTTGTTTTTATTATTCTCCGAAGTATGCTATGATACCTCCACCGTCTTCTGTTTCAACCGTACAAGACAACCATCTACCGTAGATAGTTTCACCCTCAGCAACTAAAGCCATGTCTGTGCCTGTTGTTGTAGCGCGACCACCTGTACCGTGAACAGTGTCGTTTGGGTTAGTGAAGTATATTGTTTGACCATCAGTACAGACAAAATCCGTATCTAATTTTATCTCTTTTACATCACTACCAACATTTACAGCTGATACTTTTGTCCCATAAGGAACACCAACACCATCAACGTACCAACCAACCGCATAACCTTTTGTTGCGTAACTAGTAGTCATTGTTATAGCGGTTCCTGCCGATATAGTTTCAGAGGCTCCGTGATCTACAATGTCACTAGCAGTTCCTATGTGGGCTGCAGCTTCAGAATTTGGGTACATTGAAGAGTCAGCTGCGACTAATTTTGTCATTACATTAGACGTTGTTGTTAATCCAACTGCACGGATAGCTATAATATATTTACCGTGTGGTGCCGTAATTTTGTTTGCGGCTAGATCTGAGTAAGCGGCACCCGTTATTCTACCAGTCCAATCGTTTGTTACTATTGCCATAATTTTATTTTTTTACTTTTTCTAGTGATCTACCGCCAAAATAAGCACCGATCACAGTTATTAATACTAATTGCAAAAGATCTATGTAAGAATCTTTCACATTGAATTTTATTGCACCAGCGTCAATAAATATTAACAGCATGGTGCACACTATTAAAAATATTAAGACCATTGGCCTAACATTCTTACTTAGCCAAGAGTCTGATTTTAAATCTGCTTCCCAGCGAGAGGTTATATTCTTCTCCATCTCAACCTCGTAGTTAGCAATTAGTTCTTTTATTTTTGCCTCTGCCTCTAATCTTTCTTCGTCAGAAGTATGTAGGTTGTCTATTACTCCTCCAACACCTTTTACAAGGTCTGCTGCTCCACCTGAAAATAGTTTACCTAACATATATTATTTCTTTGCGAATTTCTCTATACCACTTATACCGAAGCATCCAAGCACTACAAGCACAAATGAATCATATACAAATTCATTAATCATTAGATCTCTTCCTAACCAACCGGTTACAAGATCTACTATCATAATCACACACATTATTGCAAATGCAATGAATCCTACGATAGATTTTTCATTCCAACTGTTATTGTCTTTAAATATTTCCATTATTTTTTGCAAGAGCATTTAGAACCCGTGTACTTTTTACCACACTTTCTACATTTCTTTTTTCTTGTGTTTCCATATCCTCTTTTACTTGGCATATTATCTATCTTTATCTTTAATCATATCATCTATAGCTTTATTATAAACTTTATCTGTATATGATTTATTATTGTAAAAAACACTTCGTTCTGAAGTGGGCAAGTCTTCCTCACCTAATAGGATTCTATATATCCTACTAATCATTTGAGAGCATTTCCAAGAGGTTTTAAATACAGAGTACATTATCGTCGTACGATTTCTATGTCTCCAGGTTTCTATCCAACCTTCTCTTTTTAATCTCTCCCATCTTGCTTTATCCCACGAATATGTATAAACTCCGTTGATAAAATCGTTTCGTGTAAATCTTCCTTTACAATCTAAATAAATTAATAATTCTAAATCTGCGTCTTTTAACCCGTAAGTTTTACAGACCCACTTTCTAGTGAGCCTGTAATACTTAAGGATATTTAATTCACGCAGATCCTGCGCGGTTAGTCTCAAATTATGCTACTCCGTAGGTAATAGCACAAGATGCAATTGAGCTGTCTAATTGTATTGAGTTAACATCATCACAAACAGTAATAAAACCATCTGTGTTTGGACCAGAATTCAAGTGAGAAACTAAAGTTCTCATAACTCCTTCGGCTAAAGTTCCAGCGGCAAGAGTCAATACAACCTTATCGTAAGCAATTGCACCGGCTGTAACAGCGGCAGTTTGAGCGGCCATAATAGCCGTAGCGTCACCACCCGTGTTGTCTATAGTGTAAGCTGGTTGTGCAAAAGTATTTACCACTCTACTTGAAAGCGGTTTAGAGCTTTTAAATCTAAACTCAAGAGAAGTATCTCCTTCGTGTGTTAATGATAACATGTTGCTAAGTGGGTATGTAGTAGCGTCGTTATCGGCGTCGTTAAAAAATAAGAATTTTTCCATTTTATATATATTTTTTTTAGTTAATAATTATGCTACTGCGTAAGTTATTGCACAAGATGCAATTGAGCTATGTATAAACACACTGTTTACATCATCACATATAGTTATAAAGCCAGTTGAATGAGGAGCCTCGTTAATACCTCTGCATATCGCGCTAACCGCGTCTTTTGCCAAAGTTCCAGCAGTCACAGTTAAAGTAACGTCATCGTAAGCAATCGCTCCAGCAGTTATAGCCGCTGTTTGAGCTGCTTTACCTTGAATATCATCACTTCCTTCATCAACAGTTGTTATTGCTGTTAGACCTGGTGTTGCAACTACTCTTTCTGATAAAGGCTTAGAGCTTGCAAACCTCATCATTACCGTATCGTTAGCTTCATGTGATATAGACAATAAATTGTCTAGTGGGTACAATGCCGCGTCATTATCGCCATCGTTAAAAAATAAGAATTTTTTCATTTTTTGTTTTTTTTGTTAATTAATAATTTTTTTGTTTTAAGTTTAAGGTTTTGGGGTTATGGTTTAGGTTAATCTACTAGAACAACGTCACCATCACGAATGACTCTATAAAGAGTATCTCTCCATGATATGTCGTGCCCAGCATGTTTATCGTAATATATCGTGTCATTATCTTTTAAACCTTCTACAAGATTTCCACACGATATTATTTTTGCTTTTATATAACGGTTGTCTACATCAGTATCGTCCGTCATTATAAGACCAGCAACCTTTTTAGGTTCTGTCTTTATTCTGTCTACTATAATATATCTATTGATTGCTTTCATTTGTTCTCATATTTGAAATTACACAATCTGCAGATATAATTGTTGATACTACGCTCACTGCATTTTTGAGCGCCGATTTTGTAACCAAAACCGGATCGATTATCCCGCTAACTATCATACTAACGGGTTTGCCAGTTATAACGTTGATACCAGTACCTTCACTAAGATCTGTAGATGCTTTTAATCCAGCGTTATCTAATATAGTATGGAAAGGAGCGGTTATAGCTTTAAGCAGTAT